ATGCTTGCAGCTTCTGCAGGATTTATTAATGCAGTAGGCGGTGTGAATGGACAAAATCCTACCGAAATCACCCGACCAGATATTGATAACGTAATTCAAACTCTTGCTTCTAATGATGCATGGACCATTGAAACGTTACAAGACGGTTCACTTAAGTTCGGTTCTGCTCCTATTCGTGATGCCTACATTGCATTAGGCTCAACCAAACTTATTGGTCAATTAGACAACGTTAACGGCTTTACTCCTAAGACTGCCTACCCAAATCAAACGACCGTATCTCAATCAGAATACGGTGCCGTTTCGAACCTCAGATTCTACCTCAGTTCTATTGGTAGCTTTACAGCAAATGCATCCAACACTGGCCAAAACGTATACAACATCTTCTGTGTTGGCATGGAAGCGTATGCGGTAATCGAACAAGATCGCGCATCTGCAGCATTTATATATCGACCACCTATCTATGATGGCCCGCTTGCTCTTAATGCTTCTGTTGGCTTTAAAACGGCACTTGTGCCACGTATAACCAATGACCAGTGGATCCAAAATCTACGCGTCACATTAGCTTAAAAGGAGCGCATATGTCTAACATGTCTAACACTATTATCACTCAAGGCCGATTTGTATCGACTGGTCAAGCAGCCTATTTACCAATTCGTTCTGATATTGACTGGATGTCTGTATATAACTATACCGAAGCAAATGCTGCTTCTGGTGTTGCTACGGGTCTTCATGGCGTAGAATATTACTGGCAACGTGGAATGGCCGTTAATGATGGCTTTGTTACCTTACGTAATGCCGGCGGTACTGCTGACTTTATGACAACATCCGCATCATTGGGCGTTGGTGGATTCACTCTTATCGATTCATCGCTTCAAGTACCAGGCCCTATCGTTGCGTATAGTGCTGGTACTAATGCAACACCTCCGGTTATTACGGTTGTATCTACTGCATCACTAAACACCGGCGATATTGTACGTATAACCACCTCTGCAACTGCGCCCAATGCTTCAGGCCTTGATTACTCAATTGAAGTACTCAACGGTACAACCTTTAGCTTACGCAACATGATTGCCCCCGGTGCAGTATTTGGTGCTGGTACCTATCGCTTAATCGCATTCGATCCTATCTTCTACCCAAGAAATAGAGTTATCTCTCGTATGTCTTCTGCCGCACAATGCGTTATTAGCACAACGGTAGATCATGGATTTGCAGTTGGTGATCAAGTTCGATTGAACATTCCTGCTGGATTTGGTGATTTTAGCAATCTCAATGGACAACAGGCGGTTGTTGTTGCCGTTACTGCTGCTACAGCCGGTAACCCTGCATCATTCACCGTGAATGTTGATACTACCGGATTTGCAGCCTTTGCATGGCCAGCAGTAGCTTCAGTTCCTTTCACTCCTGCGCAAGTAGAAGCGATTGGATATTACACTGATGCAACTATTGTAACCGTACCAGCATATCCAATAACAAACCCTAATTCTGTTGTTGATGCAACCGTCAATCGTGCGTTCTTAGGTATGAGACTTGCTGCGGGTATTACTTCCCCAGCCGGTACTGCTGAACAAGTGATTTACTGGAGAGCTGGAAAATCATTTAGTACGACTATCCAACCGTTAGTATTAGCTGATCTTTAATAATTATGGGGGCCTAAAAAGCCCCCTCTATACCAAGGAGATATATGGAAGAAAAAAATATGACTACACAGACCCCAGAGATTGTACCGGCAGTATCAACAGCTCCTAAGAAAAAAGCTTCACCTAAACCTCAGGTAGAGGCACCAACCGTTGTTAAGAACCTTAATGAAGAGTTGCCCAAGCCAAAGAGTTTACAAGAATTACGCCAACAAAAGGCAGAAGAAGCACGTATGAACCTTCGTCGCCAATGGGAAGTAGAGAGCCAGAAGGTAACCGGAGTCTTTCGTGACCTTGAAGTAGGTGCTGGTGGCAACCTACGATTCTCAGCGCGTAAGTTCCCCTGGGATCCTATTGAGAACTTTAACTTTGTAGATGGGCAAACCTATACCGTACCGTTATGGGTAGCAATGCATCTCAATGATGACTGTAAGTTCCCCGTGTATAAGCACAATATTGATCCTAATGCTAAGGAAGGGGAAAAAGTTTCCCAACATGTCGGACAATGGAACCATCGCTTTGCGTTTGTGTCATCGGATTTTATTGGTCTTAAAAAAGTAGAAACACCACGAGTGATCATGGTTGGTAACGAATAAGGAAGAATATGGCAGATTTCCCAATACTCAACCCAATATTCCAACCGGCAATACGTGAGATTGCGGCCTTATCTGCCGTCTATTTTCAGGACACTCTTCTTTTACAAGTCACTACCACTCAAGATCATTTATATAACGATGGATTAGTTGTGCGTCTGACCATTCCGCTTGAGTTTGGCGCACAACAATTTAATCAGGCCAAGGGAGATATTGCCGTTGATTCACCAACGACCTTTATTATGGCGTTTGCTGAGATTCAGTTCGATCCCTTTGTGATACCCCTGTCTCCCTTACAGGTTCCGCTGGTGATCCCGATAGCAGAAGATGTTCAATTTTTAAATTCAGCCGTACGAAACGTTTTACCATAAGGATTATTATGCCTTTAGCGACCCTCGATAACATCCGGCAGATGGTAAGGTTTCTTACCAAGTCACCCTCTCAGGCATTGCTCACTGATGCCATGATAGACCAATGGGTAAACGTATTTCTCCTGTATGACTTTCCGGAACATTTACGACTCTTTGAGTTGCATAGTACTTTCAGTTGGTACTGCCAACCCAATATCGATACCTATATTACTGACAAGACAATACCGGCTACTGACCCATTGTATAACTTCCAGAACAAATACATCACGGTCAATCCTCCCATCTACGTGGCAGGATACCAGGCAAGTTATAGCCAATCGAGAGAAGAATTTTACCGCATGTGGCCGCAAGTAGACTCTATTACTCAAGTAAGTGCGGGTAATGGAGTGACGCTTGCGTATACCGGAACCGTGACGGCAGGATCAAACCCCGGCTCACCAGGTGCGCCAATATTGCGTAATTATGTGTTGTTTTCATCTGTTGATGTGAATGGTATGGGTCTACAAAAGATCGACCAACCAATCCTTGATGCAGTAACTGGACAACAGACTAACTATGGCAGATTGATAGTACCTACTCCAACACCACCAGCACCATTATTCTTAACTGCTCCCTATACCACTGACGTTAACTTTCCTTCAACAGATTTTATCAACTATCTCACGACACAGTATGCAGTTACTTTTTCAACGGCACCAGGGGTTGGTGTCCCAATCAATGCACAGGTGTATCAGTATGTACCCTCACGACCATTGTCGCTTTTATGGTACGACAATAAATTCATTGTACGTCCTATTCCTGACCAGCCCTACCAGATCACCATGGAAGTCTATAAACGTCCAACTGAGTTGATCGTGAGTACGCAAGAACCCACTATGGAACAACACTGGCAATACATAGCCTATGGTGCCGCAAGAAAGGTGCTGCAATTACGCTTTGACTATGACTCGGTTCAACTGATTGAACCTGAGTTTAGAAAGCAACAAGAATTAGTATTAAATAGAACGGTCGTACAGAATACTACCCAACGAGTAGCTACTATCTATTCACAACAATCTGACCTTGGTGGCGGATGGGGTAACTGGAATGGCTATGGACAATCAGGAATATAAAGGAAACGTATAATGCCAGCATATAATGATACGCCGTTAGCGACACAACAGATAAACCAAACACAAGCTCCGATACGAACTAACTTTCAAACGCTGTCCGATGCCTTTAATGTAAACCATGTTCCGTTTGCAGACCCCATTAACTTTGGTAAGCATAATGTAACGCAGTTTTTAGGACAGACCAATACACCATTGGGTTCTGTTCCTGCATTTATTACTGGATTACCAACAAGAGAATTTAATATTTACAATACCATTCCCAATGGTAATGCCGTACTAACTGGCACTCCCAATCAAGGATATCCTGTTGCTTTAACCAGTAACGAACTTATTGTAGAACGGTCACCAGTTGCGCCAGAGACTCTCAAAACATTTATTCCTATTACTGCAACTAATCAATTTAATGATGGAACTGGGCAACATGGTTGGGCATTCTTACCCTGTGGAATACTTATAAAATGGGGATATGTCTATGCAACTGGAGGAGCTTCTAATACGTGGTTTACCTTCACCTATCCCACAAACGGTGCTGCTCCAAACGGTACAATTCCTGCTTTTAATAATGTGTGGACGGTAAATATTGGCAACACAGGAAATTTTAATGGAGTTGAAGTTGCATCACCGCAAGTATTATCTTCTTTAGGTAACTTTACAAATACAACTATAAGGGTATTTCCTCGTTCATTGATTGGATTTCAAGGCCAATATGACTGGACATATATTTCAATTGGTACTGCCCAAACTAATACCTAGGAGTTATCATGCCATTAGATAGATTTTTGATTGCTCCTATAGAGGTTGGCCAACAGTCAGATTTAAGACCATGGCTTATACCTGATACGGCATACCAACAATTAAACAATTCCTATGTCTGGAGAGGGAGAATCAGAAAGAGATTTGGTTCGCGCTACATGACTCCAACAACTACTCCACCTGCTGGATTCGAACAATATCCCTCTCGGCTTTCGGCAACATTACCCAATACGAATGGCGGAGGTCTTTCTACCGGAACTTTAGCTGTTGATCTTGCTGATGCTTCATTTACCGCAAAGATAGCCATTGGCCAACAATTTTCTATCGGAACACAAGTATTTACCATTATTAGTAATGCCGCAGGACCACAACCAATGCTGAGCGTGGATGTAGCGACAGGTCTTGCATCAGGTGCAGCTACATTTAATTTTGCAACCGGAGCATATTCTATACAAACAGCACCTGTTCTTGCGGCCACAGCAGTAAAGTTTTATCCTGAACTTCCCGTTATGGGACTTCCTACGTGGCAGACTAATACTATTAATAATGAACCTACGATTGCTTTTGATACAAAATATGCCTATCAATTCACTACTAATGGATGGGATAGATTAGCCTTAGAGGCTGCTCCGGGTGATGCCGTTTGGAATGGTTCAGACAGTCAGTTCTTTTGGGCCTATACCTATCAAGGAATAAATCTTTCTGAAAACTTTCTCTTTGTTACAAATTTTAATAATAATGAACCAAATTTCATGCGTTATTTGGACGATAGCTTTACCTGGCATTCGTTTGCTCCTATCTATGCCACGCCGGATGGTACTACTATTGATGGTCAAATAACTTCAGCGCGAATAATAATTGGATTCCATGATCACATGGTATTATTAAATACATGGGAAAATGACAATGTTCTTGGAGTTAATAACTTTAAAAATAGAGCACGGTATTCTGCAATTGGTACTCCTTTAGACACTCCCGATGCCGTACCTGCTAATTCATATCTTCCCTGGGTAGATAACAAAAATAGTCCTTACTTTAGAGGTGGTGGATATATTGATAATCTCCAAACACAACAACAGATTGTATCGGCAGAGTTCATTAAGGATAGACTAATTGTCTACTATGAGCGCGAGACGTGGGAGCTTGTTTATACCGGTAACCAACAGCTTCCGTTCGTATGGCAACAGATAAATACTGAGTTTGGAGCGCAATCAACGTTTAGCGTGGTTCCTTTTGATAGACAAGTACTGGCTATAGCACAAAACGGAATCACAGAGTGTACCGGTGCCAATGTGCAGCGAATTGACGAAAGAATACCTGATGAAGTATTTAAGATTCGTAATGCGAATGAAGGTGTTCTTCGGGTACAAGGTATTCGTGATTATAAATTTGAGATGGTCTATTGGTCGATGCCTATAGATTTTATTACTGCACCAACCTCAAGCGGCACTATTGTATCTAATGTCTATCCTAACCAAGTACTGACCTATAACTATAAAAGTGGATCATGGGCATATAATGCAGATTCATTCACTGCCTTCGGGTATTTCCCTCAATCAGTAGGTGCTACCTGGGGTAACACGACTGATCAATGGCAATACATGACAGCCACCTGGGCCGATGGATCATTACAGCAGAACTTTAGACAGGTAATAGGTGGAAATCAAGAAGGATTTGTAGTTGTTATTGATGGTGATTTTACGCGTAATATTGGTGCTTTAAGTGTTGCTAATGCCTCAATAGTAGCCGATGTGGTAACACTAGTTATCCCTAACCACAATCTGATTGATACTGATTTCTTTACGCAAGAAGATGAGTTTGTTTATTTAGAAAACTTTACGGGTAGCGGATCATGGCCATTACTCAATGGTGTAGTTACTCCAATTATAGATATTGTAGATAAGGATACGATTCGCGTCGCAGCATTTCCCTTTATTCCTGGTTCTACCTATACCGGAAATGGTACGGTCGCACGAGTATCTAATATCAATATCCTTACAAAGCAATGGAATCCTTACAATAAAGAAGGGCAGAATGTATTCATACAGAAGATAAATTTCTTGGTTGATAGAACCGATGCAGGTGCTATCACGGTAGATTATTATCCTTCGACGTCCAAGTATTCTATGCTCCAGCAATCTGTTCCGGGACAACTCATGTCTTCAGGAGTACTGCAAACATCCCCGTATGATCCTGCTTTTTATCCTCTTGAGCAATTTGAGGATAGATTATGGCATGTACAATATCTTGCGGTTGATGGGACTACGATACAATTACGTATTTATATGACAGCAGATCAGATGGTAAACCCAAATATGTCACTGGTTGATTTCCAGCTCCATGGGATTATTTTAGAGACAATGCCAACATCAGTACGTATCGGAGGATGATATGGCAGGAACAAATCAACAATATCAACGAACGGGAAGTTTTGTATCAACCACGCAGGTATGGGATCAAGCTCAACTACAAGAAGTTAATGTTAATTCTCCTGAGTTTAAAAATCTTCTCGTACGTCTTTATCAAAACATTAATAAGATCGCGTTATCGCTTAACACCAAAGAGACCGGTGCCTACTATGAGCAAGAATTTGTTACGGGAGCTTTATATTTTCCTAACCCTGATGATACTCTTTCTGCTGTTGCACCTCTTGCACGCGTACAGCCCGTTGAAAGACAGGTATCACGGGTTGCGGTAAACTTTGGTGCATTACCCAACACTGCATTAAAATCCGTGCCTCATCGGGTTGAGGTGGGAACTCAATGGTCATTTGTGAAGATATATGGGTGCGCTACTAATCCAACATTAATACCAACACCGAGTCCTAACCAAGCCTTTATACCATTACCCTATGTCGATGCGACGGGTGTTGCAGCAAATAACATTGAGCTTTATGTTGATCAAACGAATGTTAACGTACTCACGGCCGCTGATTACAGTGCGTGGACGATAACGTATATTGTCATTGAATTTATTACCACGTGAGGAAATTATGCCAGGATTATACGATACACTGTTTGGGAGAGAGGGACAGTTTAAGCAAAGTGCCAATATGTTCAATCCCCAACAACAACAGATACTCAACCAGATATTAGGTATGGGTGCCCAAGGCCTGGGTACTGATGCGATTGAAGGACAAGCGCGACAGGGATTCCAAAAAAATACCATTCCTCTTCTTTCAGAACGGTTTGCAAATATAGCAGGTCGTGGACTATCGGGCATCGGCTCAAGTGGTTACCAAAATGCCCTCCAAGGAGCGGGAACTGATCTTGAGACTGACCTTGCAGCACTGCGTCAAGGTAATGCCATGAACCTCTTAGGACTTGGTTTAACACCCCAGCAAGAGACGTATTTTGAGCCAGGATCACAGGGATTATTAGAACCCCTTTTGTTAAAAGGTGCTGATGCAGCAGCTACTTATTTTACTGGTGGAGCTAATAAAATAGGAAGCATTTTAGATCTGTTTAAGTCATTGTTTGGTGGCTCAGGATCATCTGCAACTCCTGACATTGCTGCACAAGCAACGTCTCCACTGCAAAGACAATTATCGGGTCAAACAGGTAATCAGCTACTCAACCAAGCAGCGCAAAGCTCAATAGGATTGACTCCTCCCGGAAGATTTCAGTCACAATTTCAAGCACGTGACATGATGAACCGTGGTGGACAGATGAATATAAACAAACTGCTCCAGCAAGCATGGACAGCAGGATTACCGGGAGCTGCACAATCTGCCTATACAGAACGTAATCCAATCGGAAGATTAGAGCAATTATTAGGGAGAGCATAATGGCTATACAAACATTTGATACTAGAGTTAGAACACCAGGAGAACAAATATCACGTGGCTTGGCGTCTGGGCTGGGTAATTATCTTGAAAGATTATCTCAATCTAAGCTCCAAGAAATTGAACGGCAACGAGTAGCCCAAGGCTTGCAAGGTATTGGATTTCAAGAAGGTGAAGCCAAAGGTATCTCACAACTGCCATTAGACTTACAGAAAGAGGTCGTTAAAGATCAATACGCAACCAATAAGGCGATGGCAAAGAGCAGCGAAAAACTTCGTCATGATATAACCCTTGGTGAACGTGCAGCACAAGAACAAGAACGTGATTTGAGAGAATTACAGCGACTTGAAGCAACTGGCAAACTGGACAGCCCTATAAAGGTTCGCGCATTCCGACAATTGGGATTAGAGCATAAATTATCTCCTGAAACACAGGCATTTCAAAAGGTAGCACAGGGCTTTCTACGAAACGCTAAAAATGTGTTTGGTGCACGAGTCACTAACTACGAGCTTGGCCAATATCAACAGATGTTCCCCAACTTAATGCAGTCACCTGAAGGTAGAAAAATAATAATTGAAAATATTCGCAGAACTAACCAGGCTGCCAAGATCAGATCAGAAGCAATGCGTGAGATCATTAAAGAAAATAAGAATAAGATACCGTTTGATTTTGAAGATCAGATTGAACAGCGAGTTGGTGCTGAATTGGATAAATTAGCACCAGTTGGCTTGTTTGGTGGTAGTCAGTCACAAGGCTCTGATCAGCTCCCTGATCCTGCGCAATATGCAGGAAAGAAAGTTCGTGATACACAAACGGGTCAAATCTTACAAAGCAATGGTTCCCAATGGGTACCGGTAGGATAAACGATGAGATATGAATTTATTGATGAACAACCACAGCAAGAAACAGGCCTTGGTACTCTCGCTCGTGGTGCGGCACGAACTGCCGCTCGCGTTGGAGAATCTGTTCTGGGATTACCGGGTGATATTGCGTCTGGTGCTTTAGGACTTACTAATTTGGGATCATCCTTGTTAACGGGTTCTGAGATACCGGGTGTCTCTACTGTCCAAAAATATCTTCCTACCTCAGAAAACATAAAAAAATACGGTACCGAATCTTTAACAGGGGAATACCTTAAGCCTCGATCGGGTACTGAAGAGGCGATAGATACCCTTGTTGGGGATGTTGCATCACTCCTCACACCCGCAGGCATTGCTTCTAAGGGAGCTGCATTAACCGGTAAAGCTATTGGCAAGACAGCTCTTAAGGCAGCAGGCGCAGGGCTTGTTGGAAAGGGAGTAGGAGAAGTATTTGGGCCTGAAGCAGGAGCATTAGCAAAGGGTGTTACCCTTGGATTATCGAATCTTGCTGGTGGTAGAAAAGAATTAACCAAGCAAATAAAGACTGATTATGATGCTTCTAATTTTGCAATCCCAAACAACGCGCGACAAAATGCGGTGAGTCTGAGAACAAAGCTTGGTCATGATATTAAAGTTCTTGAAAAAAGTGTCGGCCCAAATAAAGACACGATGTTATCGGTACTCAAAGGAACGCAGGAAAATATCGATAAGAAAGGTAACATAAAAGTAAAAGATCTTGTAAATCTCAAACGTAATGTAAATGAATGGTTACGAGATGAGAAACTGGATAAATCAGTACGGGGACAATTTGGAAAAACGGTAGGAGATCTCAACAAAGAGATTGCTAAATATGCTGAAACAAACCCAAATTTTAAGATTCCTTACTATCGCGCTGAAGAACTTTTTAAAGCAACTGAGCCAACTTTACAACTCCGTAAGTTTGCAGAGAAGAATTTAACCTTACAAAAAGCTTTCCAACATTGGACTCCTCTTTCAGCTACCGGTTATTTCCTAACAAAAGGTTTAGGATTGCCCGTAGGTCTTGTTTTAAAAGGTTCTGGAATCACTGCTGGTAGTATTTTGGGAACTAAAGAAGCTATAAAGTTTGGCGAACTTATTTATAAAAGTCCTACCGCTCGTAAGTATTATCTTGATGCTGCCAAAGCTGCTGCTATTGGCGATGCTGCTTCAGTTGCAAAGAATATACAAGCTTTCGACCAAGCCGCTTACAAGTATGAACAAGCCAATCCACAATTTTCTCAACAACAACAGCAATCTTCACCGGGACGATACGAGTTATTATCAGAATAAACATAATCATGGGGTATTGAATCATGCAGATGAGATACCCCATCATCACCATACACCATAATAATCTACTCACGCAGTAGCTCCTCTTTTATCACCCGTTCCATGACTGTCTGAACTACATACTTACGTAAGGTGATATTTCTTTCAACTGCCGCTTTCTTTATACGCTTATGGTGATCTTCACTCAGTTCTATAGTGAGTTTCTTGGGGGTTCTTCTCTCATTCATTGGTATCCCTTTTTAGGTCATCATACCCAGCTTTACAGGGAAATTTCAATAAAAGTAATGAAATAAAAATCATGTTATGCGCATCTTATTTGTGGGAGATACAATAATTAGGAGCAAACATGGCAACCAATAATAGCCAACAACGATTAGCGTATACCGTTAATCAACCTTTAACACAGATTTTTAACCAACCAGTTATATCCAACAGATCGCCAAGCGTTAATGATAAACAACCCCTTGGAACCCTCTGGGTAGACAAACTACTCGACCAGACATTTATCATTACTTCGGTAGTTAACAACCTCGCAAATTGGGCACCCGTAAGTCAGGCGGCAGGTGCGCTCAATACGCTCACTGTTGATGGTGGCGGTGTAGCAGTACCGGCAGCAGGAACCATCGATATCATTGGTGACGGTAATACTGCAACTTCACTCACTGGCGCATCTGAGATTACCATTAGCCTCAATCCTTCACCTACTTTTGCAGGAACGGTAACAGCTAATGCAGTTACCACCGGAGACTTGACCGTTACTGGTGATTTTGATCTTGCAAGCACGGCACAGATTGACCTTACCTCTTCCTTGGCTGCGGCAAATGCTATCTTACTTGATGCAACTGCGGGCGGTATTGTACTTCAAGCAGCGGGATTCCCGATTGCTTTAACTGCCGTTAACCAAGCAATAAATCTTACTTCAGGTACCGGGGCTATCAATATTGGTGCAGATGCTGTTGCACATACCGTAACCATCGGTAACGTAACAGGGGCTACTGCGGTTGCTGTTAATACCGGTACTGGCAGCTTTACCGTAACAACTACCGGAAGCGGTGATATCGTTCTCAATTCAGATGATACTATGCTCCTTGATGCTGATGGAGTTCTTGAACTGAACTCATCTGCGGGTGCAATAGGCATTGGTAATGATGCTGATGCACAAGCAATAAATATTGGAACCGGCGCAGCAGCCAGAACTATTACCATGGGTAACGTAACGGGTGCAACTGCATTAGTTCTTAACTCAGGAACAGGTGGCGTTGCTGTTAATACAACCGGAACCGGCGATGTTGTTGTAACTTCAGCAGATACCGTTCTGATTGACTCGGCAGGCGTTCTTGAATTGAATTCTTCGGCTGGGGTCATCTCTATCGGTAATGACGCTGTCGCTCAAGATATCAATGTAGGTACCGGCGCAGCAGCTCGAGTTATCACAATCGGAAACTTAACCGGTGCAACAGGCATTGCGTTAAATGCAGGAACTGGAGATATCGTTGCTACTTCCGTTGATGCTATTACGATGGTTGCCGCAGGTGCTGTACAAATAAACTCAACCGCAGGGCAACTGGCTATCGGTAACTCAGCAGACGCTCAACCAATAAATATAGGTACTGGCGCAGCTGCAAGAACCATCACGGTTGGTAACGTCACCGGTGCAACCGCTGTCGTTGTCAATTCAGGAACCGGTGGCGTTGCGCTTAACACAACTGGTACGGGTGATGTTGTAGTAACTTCAGCAGATACCGTGCTAATAGATGCAGCAGGAGTATTGGAACTCAACTCTTCTGGTGGAGTAATTAGCATTGGTAATGATGCTGTTGCTCAAAATATCAATATCGGTTCTGCCGGTGCTCGTGATATCACTATTGGTAATGCGACCGCAGGTACCGATGTCATAATCTCTACCCCTGCCAATACCGGACTCACCTTCGCTACATCTCTCGTGCGTATGATGGCTGGAGCAGGTGATCCTAACGGTGCCGTAACCGCCCCAATCGGTTCACTGTTCTTAAGAACTGATCCAGCAGGAGCAGCCTCACGTTTATATATCAATACTGATGCAGGAACTACCTGGGCGAATTTCACCGCCTCAGCTTAATAATTGAAATAGAAGCCCCCTCAGTGTGAGGGGGCATAACCTTTTAGGAGATACGAGATGCAAGAAGTTTTAACGATTACACAAGTAGTACAAGTGAATAACAATGGCTATGTGTTTATTATGCCTTATGGTGCTTCCTTTGTTGATATACATCTGGCATTGGATCAACTACACGCTGATAACACAGCAAAAGAAGAACAATTAAAAGAAGCTGCTGAAAAAAGAAAGCTTGAAGAAGAAATGAAAGGTGCTCAAGCAGAAGCATCTAATTAAACTATAGCTCTCTAAAAAAGGAGATAGTAATGTCTAGAATGTTAGCATGCCGTATGGCCTATGAACCGGAAAGAAGTACCGCATTTGGATCCATTACTGGATCGTATGTATTAATGGGGCCTTTATTCACCCATCCCATTAGAATTCTCATCTTGCAAAATAGTACCAATGTTGCTGTTCAGTTCTCACTTGATGGGGTCAATACTCTTATTACCTTACAAGCAGGAATTCATGCCATTATCGATATCACCGCAGCACGAACCAATGATCCGGCAGGCCTTACTGCGCCGATAGGTCAAGGAGTCTATGTACGTCTTGAATCTGGAGCAGCCGGTTCTGGCTCAGCGTATGCGTCAGCAATCTATGGCGGCGGCGCAGAATCTTTAGCCTAAAAGGGGGTTAGAATGTCCCAACTGATTTCTGATCTACGCGCAGGCGGAGGTCTTATAACCTCAGTACAAGGTGGTAATAATATCACTGTAAATACGGTAGGTACTGTTGCAACCGTAAACGTATCAGGAACAACAAACCACGCAGTGCAGGTAGGAAATGCGCTGGGCGCTCTTACTTCTATTGGTATTGGCCTCGCAGGACAAGTACTCACATCAAATGGCCCTGGTCTTGACCCCTCCTTTCAGGCTTTGCCGGGATTTGCATTAACCTTTAATGGTAATACCGGAAGCGCAACACCTGCTGCCAATGTCATTATCTTCAATACTGCTAACGCTACACCGATATTTGCGGCAGCAGGCAATACATTATTATTAAATTTTGGCCTTCAAAATCTTTTATTGGGTTCATCGGGTTCAGGAATCACAACGGGTCTTTTAAATGTAGGAGTCGGCCTTAGTGCTCTTTCTTCTATTACCTCTGGAGTTTCAAATGCTGCCGTAGGAACATCTGCACTTAGTTCTAATAGTACCGGTGGCTTTAATACTGCTATAGGTGCAAACGCACTCGCGGCAGTTAACTCTAATTCTAATACCGCTGTTGGATTTGGAGCACTTGGTAATTTAACAACGGGAGATTCAAATGTTGCAATGGGTGTACAAGCCTTATTGTCAACTACTGCAAGTATCGGTAATACGGTTATTGGAAATAATGCTGCTGGCAATATGACTTCAGGTGATGTTAATACTATTGTAGGACGCACTGCATGTGCCAATCTATTGTCAGGTAGCTATAATATTACAGTTGGTTATCTTTCCGGCAATTCTTTAACAGGGGCTGAAAGCAGCAACATACTTATTGGAAATGCTGGATTAGCAGGACAAAGCAATGCTATCTATATAGGGAACTATGGAGTAGGAAACGGGTTACAAAATAAGTGCTTTATTGCTTCATGTTTCTCTAATTTTGGTACACAAAATACCTTTTCCGGTGAACTTTCGGGTAATACAAGCCTTACTATTGGTTCTTCTATAGGTAACAGCGCACTTGGGTATCAATCTTTGGATGCGTTGACTACAGGGGCAGGAAATGTGGCCGTTGGTCAATCGGCCGGTAGTGCATTAACTTCCGGAGATCAAAACGTTGCTGTCGGTCTTGATGCCCTTGAGAATATAGTAAGTGGTAGCGAAAATATTGCACTAGGAAATGCGGCAGGTTCCGCATATACCACCAACGAATCCTCTAATATTGTTATTGGAAACATAGGTACTATTGCCGATAGTGCATGCATCCGTATAGGCACGTTAGCAACTCATACAAGCTGCTTTATACAAGGTATTGCCTCAGTTGTAGTCTCTAATACCCAGATGGTTACGATAGATACGACCACAGGACAATTGGGAAGTGCTTCACTCTCCCCCTCAACTTTGTTTCCATGGTCTGTCATATCCATAGATCAAACCGCAGTAGTAAACAATGGCTATTTCTGCAATAAAGCAGGAACATTGGCTCTTGCATTGCCCGCAGTATCGGCAGTTGGTGATGTGATTGAAGTTTCAAACATAAATACTGCAACAGGAACACAATTTACCCAAGCGGCTGGACAGCAGATATTTATTGGTAATACCAGTACTACTTTAGGTGCTGCCGGAACCTTAACCTCTATTGCCGTTGGTGATTCATTAAAAATTGTTTGTTCCGCAGCAAACACTACATGGCGCGTTGTCTCTGGCTGGGGTAATTGGAGTCCCGCTTGACGGTATTTGGACGCTAAAGTTATAATGTATACCGAAAGGATACATTATGAAAAGAGAATGTAAAAAATGTGGAAAAGAAAAAGAAATAACATTATTTAGAAAAAGAAAAAAATGGTTTTCTCATACTTGCAAGGAATGTTATGCGTCTCAATATAGAACGGGAATTCCCAATATTGGAAGATTCCAAAAAGGACATAAAAAAGGAAATGGAAGATCAGGAAAACCATCTCCTTTACGTGGAAGAAAATTATCTAAAAAAACAATCGAAAAAATCGCTGCTAAATTACGCGGAAGAAAACTTAGCGATGAGCATATTTCAAAAATTAAAATTGGATTGCAAAAACGCTATACAAATCATATTTACAGTGAATGTAGGCGTGGAGCAAAAAGTATCAAATGGTCTTTGGAAGTTCGTAGTAGAGATGGCAATAAATGTAGGAAGTGTAATAAAACAAAGAAACTACATGCGCATCATATTATTCCCTGGAAACAAAATAAAGAACTTCGTTTCGATGTTAACAATGGAATTACTTTATGCAATTCATGTCATAAAAAAGAAGAACCATTTCAAATTTATTGGCTTGGCAAAAAATTTTCTGAAGAGCATAAGAAAAAACTTAGCGATGCCAAAAAGGGGAAAATTCCATGGAACAAAGGAATCAAAAACTCCTAACTGGACGCCAGCTTAAGGAGAAATTATGGCAAGCATAAATTCAATAAATAATATAATACCGGTAG